TGACCGAGTGGCTTAAGGTGCAGACCTGGAAAGTCTGTGTGGGGGTAACTTCACCAAGGGTTCAAATCCCTTTCTCTCCGTTGCCCTACGGGGCATTTTTTTAACTCTGTTTATTAAAAAAGTATGAAACAACTGATTGCTCTTGCTGCTCTTCCGATGATTGCAGCTCCTGCCATGGCATCTCCTTATGTGGAATCTAAAACCACTGGTGCTCTGGTTGATGGTGATTACACTGGCGCTCAAACCGAACTTCGTGTTGGTTATGGTGCTGCTGTTGGTAGCGGCGTTACCGTATTCGGTGAAATTGGCCCTGGTTATGAGTGGCGTAATGGTCAAGATGGTCAAGGCGTTGCCGTTGGTGAAGTTGGTATCAACTTCCCTATCGCTAATCAACTCTCTGGTAAATTCAAAGTTGCTGGTGAGTATGGTTTCGATTCCGAAGTGTTCGGTCTTGGTGGTGAACTGAAGGTTCGTTACTCCTTCTGATAAATACCGAGGGTGCAACAAGGAACGTTGCATTAAACGAAGAGTCCCGTAGACCACATCGTAGATTAAACGTAGGTGGGTACTCTCGCCCTTTTTCGGGGGTATAGCTCAATTGGTAGAGCAGCGCCTTTGCAAGGCGAAGGTTAGGGGTTCAAATCCCCTTACTTCCATATAAATATTTTGTAAAATATAGGTACTAAAATGTTACTTAAACACGATCATGTAATTTTTGATTTTGGTGGAGATGTTACTAGTGATAGTATCTTAGTCATGCAAGTCAATACAGATCACAATACACAAAAGACAACTGCACTAGTAAGACTTTGTGAGTCGCCAGCAATTAATGAAAGGATTGTTTTATGGGAAGGTGAAGGATATGATGTACAATGGGATGAACAAATTCTTGAACAAAAAATTCGTGAGTATTACGGATTGACTGTTAATCAAAATCTTTTAAATCCATAAATTTACAATTAAGGTATTAATATGTTTGAAATTTATACAAAAGAGAATTGTAGATATTGCTTTCTCGTGAAAGAACTACTTAAAAAACTAAATATTGATCACAAGGTCTTAGTATTAGATAATGATTTCACCAAAGAAGAATTCATTAGCAAATTTGATGAACCGCACACGTTCCCACGGGTGCTAAAAGATGGTATACTAATAGGTGGATACACAGAGACCTGTCAATTTTTGAGGGAGAACCACACATGACTACGACGACCGCTAAACGTGATGCTGAAGCAGGTGAAATTTTTTATTTGATCGAAAGTATTGTAGATAAGTGTGTCATCGAAGGTAAGAAACCTAAGTTTAGTTTTTATAAACATTTTATTGCTTCAAATGTTGATAAAAAAACTATTCAAATTATTAAAGAAAAAAATCCTATTGCAAGAGAGAAAAAGGACGCTGAACTCGCTTACGAGAAAAGTGATCCTTTTCTTGTAGAAGCGTATAGTAATTTTTCTCGTCCACATCTACGTCAGTATATTGAACTTCTTGAAGATATTATTCATGATGTAGAACAATACTATCAGGATAAATGTGTTATTCGTCGTACAAGGAAAAGGCGTAAGATTGATCCTAATAAAGCAGTAAAGAATCTTAAGTACAATAAAGAAGAAATTACGGTTGGTAATACTGTTTACAAATCTGTAGAACCAACTGAATTGATTGGTGCAAAACAAGTATGTTTGTACAATTCCAAAACTAGGGAACTTACTCTTTACTATGGAAACTATTTGAAAGTTAAAGGTTCTACCATTATTGACTTTGATTCAGAAAAGTCTTGGACTAAGACTCTTCGCAAACCAGAAGAAATGTTGGAAACTGCAATGAACTGTACTCGTACTAGTACTACTGCACTCCGAAACATTATTAATGCAAAGGAGAAAAAACCAACTGGTCGTGTAAATTTGCACCATACAATTATCAAAATTTTTAAAATATGATTGACTCCATCAACATAAATAAAAATGTCAAGGCGATGTTAAGTGGAGGGAAACCACAATCCAATAATATTTTGGATTACATCTTCGATAAACGAATTAAATTTTTTAAGAAAATTTATTCGGTGAAGATAACAGTTTCCCTCTCTTCCGTTGGAGGGAAATACTAACCTCTATCGGAGCAGAAAAATGTCAGAGTCAGCAGTATTATATTTCAGTGCATTATTTACATTGACTTTTTTTATAATGGGAGGTATGATAGGATGGTTTTTTAGAGAGTATCTAAATTCTGATGACGAACCGAAAGGTTATTTACATCCAGAGTTTTTTGATAGGAATGGTAATTTGATTAATGAGGAACTGTTGACAGTGCATTTCGTCGATGAAGACGAAGAAGATTACGATGAGGATTAACACATGATTTTGGTTGACATGAACCAGTGTATGATATCTAATCTGATGATGCAACTAAAGAATGATGATGGTGAATTAGATGAAAATTTAGTTCGACACATGGTTCTTGCTTCTTTGAAGTCATACAAGAAAAAGTTTTCCGAAGAATATGGAAAAATGGTTCTTTGCTATGACTCCAAACATTATTGGAGAAAGCAGGTATTTCCACACTACAAACAAAACCGTAAGAAAGACAGACAAAAATCCAAACTAGATTGGAATAAAATATTTGACTGTCTCAATAAAATTCGTGATGAGATAAGAGAAAATTTTCCTTATATTGTTATCGAAGTTTATGGTGCTGAAGCAGATGACGTTATCGCCATTCTTTGCAAGTACCAGGCAATTATAAATATTTCGTTGCAAAAGAATAACAAGTCGCCAGAAAAAACTTTGGTTCTATCTGGTGACAAAGACTTTATTCAACTGCAGAAATATCCTAGTGTCTCACAGTTCAATCCTCTTCAAAAAAAGTTCATCACTGGAATTGATCCGAAGATGTATGTGAAAGAACACATCATCAAAGGAGATAGAAGTGACGGTATTCCAAACTTTTTATCTCCTGATGATACTTTTGTTGAAGGGAAAAGACAGAGACCAATCTCTCTGAAGAACATTGACAAATGGATTCATCGTGATCCAGAGTCATATTGTACAGAAGAACAATTACGAAACTACCATCGTAATAAACAACTAGTAGATCTGGATCAAATTCCAGAAAATATTGAGAAAAGCATTATTCAAAATTTTGCTGAACTCACAAAACAGAAAAGAAGCAAAGTAAACTTTGATTATTTCTATAAAAATAAATTATTCACCCTGATGAATGAATTGGAGGATTTCAATGACTGAACCATACGATACCGATCTTTTGCAAAATGAAATTCTGCAGAAGGTTTCTAATGCAAAAACTAAAGCTGAAAAAGTTAAACTCTTAACAGAACACCGTAATGATGCTTTGGTTTCTATTATCATCTGGAACTATGATGATAGTCTAAAAACTCTTCTTCCCGAGGGAGAAGTACCATACACTCCTAACGATGCTCCTGTAGGTACTGAACATACTCGTTTGCGTCAAGAACACCGAAAGTTTTATAACTTTTTGAAAGGTGGTAATGACGGTCTGCAACAAACTGCTCGTGAGAGGATGTTCATTCAAATGCTTGAAGGTCTTTCCAAAGGTGAAGCAGAACTAATGTGCCTTGTCAAGGATAAAAAACTTCAAGAACGTTACAAGATTACTTTCAATGTAATCAAAGAAGCATATCCTGATATTGTTTGGGGTGGTCGCGGATCATGATGTTTGAGAGTCACGAACTCTTACAGTGGTCCAAAAGAGGTGTTAAAATTTTAAAGCAAAATGTAGATCTTGCCGTAGATAATACCCGAGATCTGCCAAACAATTCATATGTAATTACTATGGATTGGGATGGTAACATCTGGTACGATATTGTTCAGGGGACTAAGGTACAAATTTTTGATATGTATTACGATAAATTCGGTAAAGATACAATCAAAAAACTTGTTCAGAGTGAGGGTAGAGTTAGTCCTAGATTATGGAATGACACACCACCAAAAAAGTAAAATGAATTTTAATTTTAACTTTGGTAAAAAGAAACCAGATAAAAAACAAATAATGATTCTAAGTGTTGTGGTAACTTCTGTTATTGCAACACTTTCTCAGTGTACGGGCATGTCTCAAAATAGTATCTGGGATTTACTGGATGAAGTACATAGAAAGTATTTTCCAGAAAATATTTTTGGAGAATTAATTCGACAAGATCCAGAAAAATTAGACAGAAGAATCAAACGTGACGTAGGTATTGCAATAGATAACTACTGGCAACAATCTGGTTTGTCTAAAGCAGAAGTATATAAACCTCGATATGTAGAAGAAAAAAATGATGAATCACTCTGTTACACAGATGAGTGCAAATCCCTTGCCCCACCAATGAGATTATGTGCTCCATGGGTTGACAGCTGTCCAAAAAATTGATAAAATACTCGTATATAACAAGGAGAATAATGTGAGTCAAGTCAAACTTATTTCGGTAACTCCAGATGCAGAAAAAACAATGGCATTTATTGCACGAGTTTCTAATCCTGCGAATCAAGACAACGAAAACTATGCCAAGTTGCTTGCTTATTGTATTAAGCATAATCATTGGTCTGTGTTTGAACAGTCTTCTATGACGCTTGAGATTGAAACCAATCGTGGTATCGCAGCCCAGATTCTTCGCCACCGTTCGTTTACATTCCAGGAATTTTCCCAACGATATGCCGATACTAATTTAATTACAGAACATATTCCTGTACCAGACTTGCGCCGTCAAGACACTAAAAACCGTCAGAATTCTACTGACGATCTTGGTGACTATGTAAAACTAAAATTACAATCTGAGATTGCTGAGCATTTTGCTGCCGCCAACAATCTCTACAAACGCCTCCTAGAGGTTGGAGTTGCTAAAGAATGTGCAAGGTTTGTGCTTCCGCTTGCAACCCCAACACGCATCTATATGACAGGCTCATGCCGTTCTTGGATTCATTATATCAATCTTCGTTCTGCACATGGAACTCAAAAAGAACATATGATCATTGCTGAAGATTGTAAGAAAGTTTTTAAACAACAATTTCCTTCTGTTTCTGAGGCACTAGAATGGTAGAAGAAATTAATTATGAAGAAACCTGTTATGGTTTACTTGAAGATAACAGAATCTTAATGGAATGGTTGCGTATTGCAATCAAAAATTTTGATGATCCAGACCCATCAGAAATGCTAAAAGTAAAAAATGCTTATACTGCTTATCTTAAATTAATGCATGGAGACAATAATGAATAATCAAGAGATACTTGAAGTTGCAAAAGAATGTGGACTTGTTTACAATAACAATCATGACATTCTTGACTTCTATCAGAAAATTCGTAGTAAACTAAAGGAAGAGTTTGGTCTTAAGTCTGAAGAAAAATGAACATTTTTTATCTTAGTTATGATCCCGTTGTTTGTGCTCAAGAACATGTAGACAAACATGTAGTAAAAATGATTGTAGAATATGCACAACTTCTTTCCACTGCTCATAGAGTTATTGATGGTTTTCCTTATTTTGATGATTCTAACAGCGGTAAGCGAAAAGTCAAAAGATTCAAACTTGACGAACCAAGAGAATCAAATCTCTATAAAGCCTGTCACATTAATCATCCTTCTGCTGTTTGGGTTAGAAGTTCTGCTTCCCATTACCATTGGCTCTACAAACTCTTTGAACAATGCTGTATTGAATATACAAGACGGTACGGTAAGTATCATTCGACAGAAAAATTGAGGGCATATTTATGTTATTCTCCACGTAATTTGACACATAGAGGATGGATAGATCCACCCCCTGCAATGCCTGATAAATACAAAATACCAGGAGACAGTATTCAATCCTATCGTAACTATTACATTGGAGATAAGATTTCATTTGCAAAATGGAAGTCTCCTGCAAAAATGCCTTTGTGGTTTGAGGAAAAAGTAAATGCCAACGTATGAGTTTAAAAATAAGGAAACTGGCGAGATAACTGAAAAATGGATGTATATGTCAGAAAGAGAAAAATATCTTTCTGACAATCCACAATTAGAACAAATTCATACTAAAGGTATTAACGCCGTTAGTGGTGTGAATTTAAAAGTACCGTCTGGTTTTAAAGATGTACTTAAAAAAATTCACAAAGAAACCCCAGGTTCTAACCTTAACATTTAGGAGATATTATGCCAGCACGTCGTAGAAAAAACAACCAAGATCAACCTTCCTTCGCAGATATTAGTGCAAAGAAAATGAGGAGAAAAAAACCAATTAATTCTGATATGTTAGTGGGTATCAATCCCCTGACACCTTCTCAGGAAACTGTATTTGAAAATTATTCAAAAAATAAAAATTTATTTTTGTATGGTTGTGCTGGTACAGGTAAAACATTTATTTCTTTATACCTTGCACTGCAAGATGTTTTAAATGAAAACACTCCTTACGAAAAAGTATATATCGTTAGGTCTCTTGTTGCTACTAGGGAAATTGGTTTTCTTCCTGGTGATCATGAAGACAAGTCCTCACTTTATCAGATTCCTTACAAGAATATGGTAAAGTATATGTTTGAGATGCCAGATGACGCCTCATTTGAAACTCTATATGGCAATCTTAAAGCACAGGAAACAATTTCTTTTTGGTCCACTTCTTTTATTCGTGGTACAACTCTAGATAAAGCAATCATCATTGTAGATGAATGTCAGAATCTAAACTTCCATGAACTAGATTCTATTATCACTCGTGTTGGAGAAGATAGTAAAATTATTTTCTCTGGTGATGTTGCACAGTCTGATCTTATTCGTACAAATGAGAGAAATGGTATTCATGATTTTATGAGAATTATTCAAACTATGGAAGAATTTTCTTGTATTGAATTTGGTATTGAAGATATCGTTCGTTCTGGTCTTATCAGAAGTTATATTATTAGTAAAATTAATTTAGGTTTCTAATGTTTATTCATTCTTCGTCATTCACTCCTATTGAACTTGAACCTATTATGGTAGATGGTCGTAGGTTGTATCCTACACCTTCTGGTGGTAAGTATCCTTCGATCACCACAGTTCTAGGTGTGTGCCCGAAGAAGAAAAAGAAACTGAATGAATGGAAACAGCGTGTTGGTTCCGATAAGGCGCAGTCAATCTCTACCCGTGCTGCTACCCGTGGAACTCACTTTCACAAGATGGTTGAAGATTTGCTAAATAACTGTTATAATGAAGATAACTTCAAGGGGAAATATCTTCCTCTTATGATGTTTAAAAATGCTGTACCAACTCTTAATAGAATTACACAAGTCTATTTACAGGAAGCAGCATTATACTCTGATCATCTAGAAGTAGCTGGACGAGTCGATTGTATCGGTGAGTTTGATGGTGTTCCGTCTATCATTGACTTCAAAACTTCTGAAAAAGAAAAACGTGAAGAATGGATGGAAGATTATTATGTTCAGGAGACTGCATACGGTTGTATGTTTTATGAACTATATAATACACGTATTAAACAACTTGTAACTATCGTTGCCTGTGAAGACGGCACTACACAAGTTGTTATCAAAAAACCTAAAAAGGAATACCTAGATCGTTTAATCGAACTACGTTCACTCTACCAGGAGATGTATGGAGCATAATGAGTAAGAATAAACACCTTGATGAATTATTAGATGGACAATTTTTAACTATGAGCAAATTTTCTATGGACGTTGAAATGGTTGTAAAAGATAGTAAGGGTTCTCTTAACTATATTGAAGCAATCATTTCTTATTGTGAAGACAATGAAATTGATTTAGAGACAGTACCCAAACTGTTATCAAAACCATTGAAGGAAAAAGTTAAAGCGGATGCACAAAAAATGAATTACATCCGTAAAACTTCTGTTGCAAAACTTCCTATCTAATGGACGGGTTTCAGACATATCAAACATATCTATCATTAAAATTACATTTCTCAAAAGAGAATTACGACTTCTTTAAATTTAATGGGAAGTCAAGATCAAAACCAGAGTCCTTTGAAAAGAGAAAGGACAAATATTTTTTTAAAAAAATATCATCCAAGTTTGATGATACAACGATAATAGAATACTTTGTTTCTTTATTTGTAAATGATAAAACTTTTTGGATTGGAAATATCCTAGACAAAGATAGTGATCAAGTTTACAAAGAATGGAAACGAAAAACGCAGAGTCTATCTTATACATTTGAACAAGATATAGATAAACTTATTTCCAAATATGATAAGATAGACAACTGGTTTAAAGTAGTAAATACTCATCCTCCAATTATAAAAGAATATTTGGCATCAAATATAAATTTGGAGACCGTTGTAATCCTGAATCAATTATTAAACTTCATCAAAGACCTTGACAAAGGCATATCAGATCCTGTAATATGGCCTGACATGAGGAGGAAAATACTTAAGTATTCTCCATTTCTTTCTATAGACAGATCTAAATATAAGCAACTCATTCTTAAAAAAATAAACGTATGAATTTTTTTGAATCAGACATAGTTGTAAAAGAACTTACTGAAATGAAACAAATTCATGCTGCTTTATTGAGGTATTCAAATAGTTACAACGATTTAGATCATGACTCAAGACTAAGATTATTAAATGATATTCTTGGTCTAATAGAAAAACAAAGAATCTTCTTCATGCGTTTATCTCTTTCTGATGATGCAGATGCTCAGGAGATAAAAGAACAAATTCAATATAAGATGTATGACAAAGGATGGTTTAGTGGAATACCATCTTTGTTAGATTGTCTAGAACAAAAAATTCAATCCTTCATTGAGAAGGAAACCACTTGACATCCTGGAAACTTTCCTATATACTAGGTTAGTATGAACCCTGTGGATACGGTCAATACAAAAATACAAACAATACGAGGAATACAAATGTCTTTTCAAAATCTTAAGAAAAACTCTCGCACCGCTTTTGAGAATCTGACGAAGGAGTTGAACAAAACTCAGTACGAATCTTCTGATGATAATCTCTGGAAGCCTCAAATGGATAAAACTGGTAATGGTTATGCCGTTATTCGTTTTCTTCCTGGTCCAGATGGTAAGAATCCTTACGTTCAAATCTGGTCTCATGCATTTCAAGGTCCAGGTGGTTGGTACATTGAAAACTCTCTGACGACTCTGGATAAAAAAGATCCTGTGGGTGAACTGAATCGCCAACTGTGGAACAGTGGATCTGATGCAGATAAAGAGATCGCTCGTAAACAGAAACGTAAACTGTCTTACTATGCAAATATTTACGTTGTAAGTGATCCTGCACACCCCGAGAACGAGGGTCGTGTGTTCCTGTATAAGTTCGGTAAAAAGATCTGGGACAAACTTGTAGAGTCGATGCAACCTCAGTTTGCAGATGAAACTCCTATCAATCCCTTTGATTTCTGGGAAGGTGCTGATTTCAAACTGAAGATTCGTAAGGTTGATGGTTACTGGAACTATGACAAGTCTGAGTTTGCAAGTCCTGCTCCTCTTCTTGGTGGGGATGATGCAAAACTTGAAAAGATCTACAACCAACTGAATGATCTTGAAGAACTCGTTTCTCCTAACAACTTCAAGACTTATGAACAACTTCAAGAACGTCTAAACAATGTTCTTGGTGCTAAAAAAACTACCACCTCTCGTAAGGTAGATATGGAAACTGAAGAGGAAGAACTTCAGTTTGTAGATAATTCATCGAAAGAAATGTCGTTCACTCAACTTGCATCTTCTTCTACTGTTGAAGAGGAAGAAGATGATGCTCTGAGTTACTTTGCTCGTCTTGCGGAAGAAGATTGAATTTTTTGGGGGTCTACGACCCCCTTTTTTATTATATGTCTACAATACGTCTCCCTTCAGAATCCATACCATAGTCGGTATCATATTTAATTAGTTCTTCAAATTGAGTCATAATAGAATTAATTTGATTTGATCTAGGTACAAATATTGTTCTTTTCTTTTCATTCAATCTTTCTTCATGTTCAAAATTTGTAACTGGATACACAATTTGAGAACCAGCTAAAGTAGTATTGATATTGTTTTCTCTATAACTAAAAGTAAAATTTGAGTTTACAATAATACCACCTTCCAAAATAGTTTGATCTATAGAATTTTTAACTTCTATAGTTTCATAATATCTGATTGCATAAGCATCAGAATCATATTTTTCAAATACCGACTCAGAAAGTTCTTGAGTTGATAAAGGCCATTCATCTCTGATGTTAATAATATTATTAACTAGTAGGATAACCCAGTATAACTTTGGATCCTCATAAAATCTATATGCAACCATTTCAGGAGTTTCACCATCCTGAATTTCATATGATGTGGTGAAAGTTAAAAGACTGTTGATATCATCTTTAGTTCTGACTCTTCTAAAGAAGTTTTTTACTATCTTGTATTTACTTCTATCATCAAAATCTCTATATAGAATTTCTGGTAATTCTGCAAAGTACATTAGTAACCTCCTTTTAGAACTTCACTTTGAGTTATGATTTCTACTTCCTGGAATTGAACAGAAAAATCATAAGCACTTGGTGCAGGTCCATCAGCAGTAAGATGTGTAGACCAAACATTATCTGGAGTGAAGTTTACAGAAATGTTTTGACAAACACAGACTTTTAAATAAGGAATATATTTCATTTCATTCCCACTACTATAAAATTTAATTAACCATACACTAGGAACAGTTAACCATCTGTCACTTAAAGAACCAGTGTCAGTAGAATCGGCACTACCAGAATTTAATTCACTTGAATATTCTGGTAATGAGTATGCTCTAAATGATCTGATTAATTCATCAATAGATTTTTGTTCTTCTATATTTCTTGGTACTAATTTCCAGTTAAAAGTAAATGATCTTGGATCAATACCATTGAAAATTTGTTCTGTATAAGGGTTTAATATTTTACCACCAATGTTTTGACTAATTGCATTTTTACTTCCAAATATTTGCATTTTTTCAATTGCATCCAATGCTATTTGTGATTTCAATCCATTTGCCATGTTCTGCAAGTTTGCTGCAACATCTTGTCCACCAGTAAGACCTTTGACTGCTGCACCCAACTGTGTACCCATGATTCCAATATCTTCAGTTGACCATTTTGGGCCATCTGAGAATTGAATTGAATTTGGAATTGGTAGTCTTATTTGTTCTTGAATTTCACCTTGAATAAATCTTTGATTTGCAGTGGGTCTACCTGCAGCTTTTGTTGAACCAGAAGTTTGAGCCGCAGTTGCTTGACCACTTTGACCTGATGTTGCTGATGGTGTTGGTTGTGATTGGGTGCTACTTGAAGTTCCTGATGTTGAAGATGCAGTTGTAGCAGATCCAGAAGTTAAAGATACACCAGCGGCAGTATAATAGTCAGCATATGAAACATATTTAAAAGCCTGAAATTGCATATAGTCAGGATATATTTCAACTAAATTATTGGGCCATCTTTTACTAGTCCCGCCAAAAGTTTTTCCTGGTGTTCTATTATCTGTAGCAGTTGAATATGTCTGTGATGCGACTGAAGTAAACCCAGGCTTTCCATTAGCTGTCTGGGTTCCTCCTGATTGTGGGGTATTTGCCATTTGAATAAATAGTTCCTAGAACGAACTGAATTTTTAATGAAAACCTATCAAGGTCGATATACTCCAAAGAACCCAATCAAATACAAAGGTGATTACAGAAATATTATTTACAGGTCTTCTTGGGAATTGAAATTTATGAAATATTGTGATACTCGTCAGAGTGTCATAGAGTGGGGATCTGAAGAAATTGTTGTTCCTTATAGATCACCATTGGACGGAAAAATACACAGGTACTTTGTTGATTTTTATGTAAAAATAAAAGACAAAGATGGTAATGTCAATAAGTATTTAGTAGAGGTTAAACCAAAAAAACAAGTTGCACCTCCAGTTGGAAAATCTAGAAATAGTAAAAAATATTTAATGGAAGTTGCTGAGTATGTGAAGAATCAAGCTAAATGGGAAGCGGC